TTGGGCTTAAGAAATTGGGCTTCTAATTATCTATATAGGCAATTAGAAAAGCGCGGATGGGTAGAGGATATTTATTCAAGTTCTATTCGTTTCGGTGGTCGCTATGTAAATGATGAAAATATTTTAGAATCTAGTGATGTTTACGAACTTATGCAGGATATCAGTAATCAGATGATGTTGGCTGATTACATAGTTGAGGATGAACATGGCAATGAAGTTAAAAATCATTGGGCATTAAAAACATTAAGAAATCCTAATAACTATTTAACAGGTTCAGAGTTTAAGAAGCTTATGACAAATATTTATTTGCTTCAAGGTGAAGTTTTCCCAGTGTTAGATGGAGATAGGTTACATCTTGCTACTAATGTATATCCGGAATTGGATGATAGGCTCATAGAGCATTACAGAATAAACGGAGAAGAAATTCCCAGCTCTATGATCAGGCATATCAAGAATATTGGAACTAACCATTTACAAGGAGCAGGATTGCTACAACTTGGCAAGAATACTTTAGAAGGTGTAATGAGCGCAGAGAAGGTCCTAACAGACAAATATAAGAAAGGTGGACTGTTAGCATTCCTTTTACAATTAGACGCTCATATTAATCCACAGAATGGTGCACAATCAAAGTTAATTAAAAAGATATTGGATCAATTAGAACAGATAGATGAATCTCGTTCTGTAAAAATGATTCCTTTAGGAAAAGGATACAAGATAGAAACACTTGAAAGCCCTATAGATGACCAAAAGACACTAGCGTTTCTTAATGTCTACAAGAAGGATTTAGGTAAGTTCCTGGGCATAAATGTGGATACTTACACAGCGTTAATAAAGTCAGATCTAGAAAAAGCTATGATGTATCTCCACAACAAAGCTGTTAAACCAATAATCAGAAACTTTGAGGACCATTTGAGTCTTCTTTTTTTTGGCCGAGATTCTAAGTTTAGAATCAAACTGAAAATTAATATTCTTGATTTTGTTAGTTATAGCACGAAAACAAATATTGGTTACAACATTGTTAGAACAGGTATTACTTCACCAGATAATGTTGCGGAAATGCTTGGGTTCCCTAAACAAAACACACCTGAAACACAAGCAATCTATATCTCTAATGATCTATCGAAAATTGGTGATAAGAAAGCCACTGACGATTCCTTGAAGGGGGGTGATGGAAATGGGCAAGAAGAAGGAAATGAGGACACTTAACATCACCAATCTTCAAACTAGAGATGGGACTGAGAATGAACCTAGAGTGATTAGTGGTTATGCAGCCGTCTTTAATTCAAAAACAACTATAGGTGATTGGTTTGAGGAAACAATAGCTCCTGGCGCATTTGCAAGATCAATATCCGAAAATGGGGATATCAGAGCCTTGTTTAATCATAATTGGGACAATGTTCTAGGCCGTACTAAAAGCGGAACTTTGAAATTAGAAGAAGATGAACGAGGTCTTAAATTCGAAATCGAATTACCTAATACTACTCTTGCTAGAGATTTAGTCGAAAGTTTGAAACGTGGTGACATTAGTCAATGCTCATTCGGATTTATCCCAACTAATGAGACCTGGGATTATGATGCAGAGCCTATGCAACGAACAATTAATGAAGTGGACTTATACGAAATATCTGTTGTTTCTATTCCTGCGTACGATGATACGGAGGTTTCTTTAGTTAGGAGTAAAGAAGCTTATGAACAAGCAGAGACACGTTTAAAATTAATCAAACAAATAAAGGGAGTTTTGGAAAATGAATAAAAAACAATTACGAGCAATGCAAAAGAGAAACAAAAAGCGCCTTACAGAATTACGGACTAAATTAGAAAAGAATCAAGTACGTGAGGAAGACTTAGAAGCTGTACAACAAGAAGTTACAGAACTAGCGGAAGAGGCTCAAGCTATTGCAGATGCTTTAGCAGCTATTGGTGATGGACAAGAGGGAGAAGAGAGCGAAGGCGAAGAAGGCCAAGAAGATTCCGAAGAATCTAGAGATGGAGAAGAAGGTGCAAGTGATGAGAAAGAAGAACAAGGTGATGAGGAAAAAGATTCCGAACTACGTTCTTTTGTTTCCCCAGAGCAACGATCAGCTGCAATGACTCAAATTGGAAAGGCTCTGTCTACTCGGGCTGCTAAGTCAACTAAGAAAAAAGAAAAAGAAATTCGCTCTGCGTTTGCTAATTTTATTGTTGGAAATATTGACGAGATGGAAGCTCGCGCGCTTGGATTAATTACAGGGAATGGATCGGTAACTGTTCCAGATTTCTTAAGCAAAGAAATTATCACATATGCTCAAGAAGAAAACTTTTTACGCCGCTTAGGTACTAGCGTATCTACAAAAGAGAATATTAAATGGCCAGTACTAGTTAAGAAGGCAGAAGCACAAGGACATAAAGATGAACGAATCACTAACGAAATGCCTGAAACAGATATCGAATTTGATGAAATCGAATTATCTCCAACTGAATTTGATGCACTAGCTACTGTTACTAAAAAGCTACTTGCTCGTACAGGTCTTCCTATTGAAAAAATTGTTATGGACGAATTGAAAAAAGCGTATGTGCGTAAAGAAATTCAGTATATGGTTAATGGAGATGAAGCAAACAACATTAATGATGGAGCCTTAGCAAAAAAAGCTGTTGAATTTACAACTGATGAAACAGATTTATATGATGCGTTAGTTAAAATGAAAAATACACCAATCAAAGAAGTTCGTAAAAAAGCTAGATGGGTATTAAACACTGCTGCATTAACTAAAATTGAAACAATGAAAACTGCTGATGGTTTCCCATTGCTTCGTCCGTTTAATCAAGCAGAAGGTGGAATTGGATATACTTTATTAGGATTCCCAGTTGAAGAAGAAGATGCAATTGATATCACTGATTCACCAGATACTCCAGTATTCTACTTTGGAGATTTTTCTAAATTCTATATTCAAGATGTAATCGGATCTTTAGAGGTACAAAAATTAGTCGAGTTATTCTCTAGAACTAACCGAGTTGGATTCCGTATCTGGAACTTGTTAGATGCTCAATTAATTTATTCTCCATTTGAGGTTCCTGTTTACAAGTATGTATTAGAAGAAACACCACCAGCTGCTGGGTAATAGCTTATGAATGAAGAGTTAACCACCAAATTAAAATCACATATAAATTGGGAAGAGGGCATGGATGATTCTATGCTCTCTTTTTATCTGGAATCAGCAAAAAAATATGTTATTACTGCAACAGGTAAGGAAGTTGTATACCTGGTAATAATGGTTGCTGGCATTATGTACGAATATCGGATATCTGAAAAGGAACTCGAAGAAGCTTTAAATGCGTTAACTCCTTTCTTTGTCCAGGAGGTGTATGCAGATGCCGAAGAGACAGACGAACAATCTTAAATGGACAGCTGAATTAATGCTCCTTAGCGAAACAATTGATCCAGACACGGACCGTCCTATTTTGGACTACGTAAAAGTAAGGGATATGCGGTATAACAACTTAGGGGTTACTTCTACAGACAAGATTTTTGCAGATCGTGATACGAATGAGGTTGTTAAAAAGATTGAAACTCGTTTTGATCGTTCTGTGGAAAATAACCAAAAAAATTATCGTGTGAAGGTAGCAGAAAGAACCTACAACATTGAAAGAATTTATGTAAGAGAACAGGATAGAGTGATGGAGGTGTCATTGTCTTATGCAGATTAATTTCCAACAATTAAGAGACATTATGAAACAATCTGGTATGCCTGTGTATCGTGATGATGCTCCTACTACTGCAACCTATCCCTATATCGTTTACGAATATGTCAATGAGATACACAGAAGGGCTTCAAATAAAGTTTTAAAGTCTATGTCCTTATATCAGATATCAATTATCACAAATGGAACAGAAAAGGATTATGAGCCTTTAAAAAGGGTGTTCAACGATAATGGGGTGGAATACTCTATGTTCACTGGAATTCCTTACGATGAGAATGATGATACTGTCATTCAATATATTACTAATGTTAGGTGTGTGAATTAATTATGGCAGCTAACAACAATGGATTTGCACAAGCATTAGAAGATATAAATACTATCGTTCGAACAAACCAAACAGTATGTAAAGCGAATCTCGAAAAGGCAGCTGAGTATTTTGTTAGAAAACTAGAAGGGAAAATCCCCAAGACAACAAAAAATAAAAAGCATTTAAGAGATAGCTTAAAGGTGGTAGTTAAAGAAGATTATGTGTCCGTGCAATTTGAATCTGATTTGTTTTATTGGTATATGGTAGAACATGGCCATAAGAAAGCAAATGGAAAAGGAAGAGTAAAGGGACAACATTTTATTCGAAATACTACTGATCAAGAGCAGGAAAAACTTTTAGATTTAATGATGGATAGATTATAGATTAGGAGTGAAAAATAATGCCAAAAGCTAAAGAAATGTTATACCCAGTTGGTGTTGAAAATCTTTTTATTGCATTTATGACAGAAGGAAAGGATACTGCTGATGTTGCTCCAACATATGACGAGCTTATTTATAGCCTTCCAACTATTGAAACACTCGGAATAGCTGGGGCACCAACAACTGCTAGAAAATGGGCTAGTAATAAGATTTTTGTGAACGTTACAAAGAATGGTCAATTCACATTGACTTTAGATCATACTGCTATCCCAGTTGAAGTTGCGGATAAAATGAATGGGAAAACAGCTGAAAAAGGTGTGGTATTTGAAACTGCCGCTTTAATTGAACTACCTTATTTTGCGATTGGATTTATTGCACCTCTTAATGATGGTTCTAAAATCGCTCGCTGGTATCCTAAATGCCAGGTAACAACGAATGATGAATCTTATACAACAAAGAATGATGAAACCACAATTCCTACTCAACAACTTGTTATGACTGCAACCCCATTATTATTCAATGATGTAACAAAAGTTGATTTTAATAGTGCTCGTGATTCTGCAACTGGAGTAACAGCAGAAGACTTTATGAAACAAGTTATAACTTCCCAAGCGCAATTAGCTACATTAGGTAGCTCTGCCCCAATAGATGGAGGTGAATAATAGTTGGCAAGATTAAGTGATTTAGTAAATGTCAATATCAACAGGGATGAAATAAAAATACAGGGAGTAAGTATCCCTGTTATTTTTACAATGAAGTCATTTCCTTTTGTAGAGGAAGCATACGGAAAGGCATATCATATATTCGAAAAAGATATTCATAAAATGTTAACTACAGGTACTGTAGTTCTCGGTAAAAAAGAAACAAAATTGATGTATTCACTTATATATGCAATGGTGAAAAGCGGTGGAACAGATTGTACTCCATATGAATTAGAAAACTCCATTCCTATTGCGGACTTAGAAGGAATATTTCAAACGGTGTTAGATATCTTTAACAGACAAAATTTCCAAACGGAAGATATGGAGAAGATTAAAACTGAAAAAAAGTAACGAACATACTAACCAAAAATGATGAATCTCAGTCTGAATTAGATTGGGATTTTTATTTTTTTGTTGGTAATACGTTACTTAATTTAGATATGGATACATTTTGGAATATCACTCCTAACCATCTTCTTAAACAATTCATTTTATTTTTACGATTCAACAATCCAGATGCATTAGTTAAGGAAAAACAGGTTTATACATTAGATCAGACACCATTCCTTTAAAAAAGTGAGGTGAGAATATGGCTGATCGTGAACGTGACGTTGTTCTTAATTTTAAGATGAATGGTCAAATACAGTACGCTCAAACACTTAAACAAATAAATTCAGTGATGAATACAGCTGCTAAAGAATACAGAAATCATATTGCAGCAATGGGCCGCGATGCTTCTGAAACAGATAAATTAAGAGCAGAAAAGAAGAAGCTTGAAATCCAAATGGAAGGTGCTTCAAAACGTACAAGATTACTTCGTGATGAGTATGAAAGAATGGCAAATGATACAAATACCACTACCGAAGAACTAACTAAAATGTACAACAAATTGTTAGATGCCGAAAAAGCAGAAAATAGTTTGCGTACTTCATTGGATCGCGTAAATGCTGGTTTGTCTGATCAAGCAATTGAAGCGAGAGATGCGAAAAGTAAGATAGAGGATTTAAAAGAAGAAAACAAATTATTAGAAGCAGAGCAAAAAGCTTTGACAAGTTCTTTTAAATTGCAACGTTCTGAGTTAGGTGATAATGCCAGTGAAGCTGAAAAGTTAGAACTTGCCCAAAAACAATTAAGAGAACAAACGGAATTAACTGACAGAGTAATCAACAATCTTGAAAAGCAATTAGAGCAAGCTAAAAAGGCCTATGGAGAAAATTCCATTGAAGTAATGCAGCTAGAGACAAAACTAAATGATGCTAGAACTACTCTTCGAAACTTTAGTACACAGTTAGATAGAGTCGAAGACAGTAGTGATGATGTAGGAGAAAGCTTAGAGTCCTTAGGGAAAAAGATGGACCTTAATAATATGATGGAAGCAACTCAAATGTTACAAGGATTTACTGACAAACTCTTAGACCTACAAAAGGCGGCATTCGAAACAGCATTAGAATTTGGAGATTCTCAGACGTTTTTGCAAGCAAATTTAGGTGTGACTGCAGATCGTGCTGAAGAACTGAATGGAATTGTAGAAAATGTGTTCAGAAATGGTGTCGTTAGTTCTGTTGATGAAGCTGCTGAAGCTGTTAGTTTAGTAAGCAAGTCCTTCAAGGATCTTAACAATACTGAATTAGAAAAATTGACGGATAGTATTGTAACTATCGCAAAGCGCACAGGAACAGATGTACAAGAAAATGTTGTTGCTGCACAAAAATTAATGACGGAATTTGGTTATAGTGGCGAAGAAGCAATGGATTTAATTGCATATGGCTATCAAAATAACTTAAATAAATCAGGAGACTTTTTAGACACTATTAACGAATATTCCCCATTATTTGCGGATGCCCAATTCAGCGGTGAACAAATGCTAGATGCGATAAAAGAAGGCTTAGACGGTGGTGCCATGAATGCCGATAAAGCAGCCGATGCTATTAAAGAAATGCAAATCCGTTTTGGGGATGGTTCTTTTAAAGATAAGATTGATATGTTTTCTAAAGGAACTGCTGACCTCTTTAAAAAGTGGGAAAAAGGCGAAGTTACCATGACCGATGTAATGAATAGTATCCAAAAAGATATTCAAAAAATGGATTCCTCTAAACAGCAAGAGGCTTTAACGGCTCTTGGAACCCAATTTGAAGACTTGGGTATTCGTGGTACTGTATCCATTTTAGGTATTGGTGATGCTATGGTGGATGCAACAGGTAAAGCGGAAGATATGGCTAAAAAAAGCCCAGGAGAAGAATGGGAGTCCTCTTTGCGTGAATTGCAATCTTCTATGGTACCAATTGGACAAAATCTTGTTGATAATATAACTCCAGTGATAGACGGATTAGCCAAAATGGGGGATTGGTTCGAAAAGTTACCTGGACCAGTGCAAAACTTTATTGTGGTTTTTGGTGGAATTATAACTGTAGCAGCTGTTTTAGCTCCACTGATCTTAGGTGTTGTTGTTGCAGTCAGCGCACTAGAAATTGCCTTGTTGCCAATTATAGGAATAGTAGTTGGTGTGGCTGCGGCTATCGCAGGAATTATTCTTGTAATCAAAAACTGGGGAGCCATTACAGATTGGTTAAGTGATAAATGGAACCAATTCACCGGATGGCTATCAGAAGGAACCTCCAAACTTGCTAAGCAGTTTTCCGAAAAGTTCACAGAAATTAAAGAGGGCACGGTAAACAAATTTAATGAACTAAAGGATAAATCAATTCAAAAAGTAACAGATTTGAAAAATAAAGCTATAGAAATAATTGCTTCGTTTGTAAGAAACAGTATTCAAAAAGCAGTTGATATGAAAACTGGTTTTACAAATAAAGTAGAAGAGTTAAAAAGTGGAGCCATTAACAAGTTTAATAATCTCCGTGATCGAGCAGGAGAAGTTATGCGAGCAACAAAAGAAAAAATCCTTTCTCCGATTCATGCTGCTCGTGATGCAGTTAAAACAGCTGTAGAAAAAATGAAAAGCTTCTTCAATTTTAATTGGAAATTACCTTCGATTAAGATGCCTAAATTCAGCGTTAGTGGTTCAGCAAATCCGTTAGATTGGCTAAAAGAAGGAGTCCCTAAGCTTTCAGTAAAATGGAATGCTAAAGGCGGGATTTTTACTCGACCAACAATATTTGGTGAAAATAATGGACAATTTCAAGGAGCTGGCGAAGCTGGTCCTGAAGGTGTATTGCCCCTAAATGAAGAAACGCTTGGAGCTATCGGAAGAGGTATTGCTTCTACAATGGGAGATTCAAACAAGGTTCTTAATGTGACTCTACAAGTTGATGGAAGAACTTTAGCAAGAGTAACAACACCATTAATAAATAAAGAGTTAGGCAATAATGGGGACAGAGATAGAAAGGCCTGGGGTGGTTAAAATTATTATTTTAGATGGTATAAACATTAATAATCATAATATGTATTTGGTTGAGGATAGACCACCTGTGCCAACTGCTCAGCAAGATACCGAACAGTTAGTAATGAGGGGGAGAAATGGTTCACTTACAAAAAAATATGCCTATTTAGATATCCCTTACCCTTTGAATTTTGCTATCTATGATAATGTTTCTTTTAAACCAGCATTTCGAAAGGCTAAACAAGTTCTTTTTTCTGCAAAAAAATTAGCATTTGAGGATGAGCCAGAGATTTTCTACAAAATAAAGTCAGTCCAAATTGATATAGCGGAAAATGATGTTGAAGAATTTGGACAGTTTACCGTAAATTTTACTTTGGATCCATTTGCTTATGAAGAAACAGAAACTATAACAATTACTCAACAAACATCTTTATCTAATGCTGGTTATGATTCAGAGCCATACATCAAGTGTTATATATCGGGAACAGGAAAGATATATATTGGGGAACAGGTAATAACAATCAAAGATGTAAATGGCACGATTGAAATAGATTCAACTATGATGAATGCATACCGCAATGAAAATGGCTTAATCACCAATTTAAATAACAAAATGATTGGTGATTTTCCTGTTTTGGTGGAAGGGATTAATCGCATAAGTTTTGATGGAGACATAACTAAGCTAGAAATTAACCCTAGATGGAGGTGGGTATGATGGAAAAGAGAATGAAAGAGTTAGAGAGTAAAGTCTCATCACTAGTAAGTGAAGTATCTGCTTTGAAAGGAGTAGTACAGGAGTTAAAGGATGAATTAAATCTAAAAGTAAATAAGAGCGTACTCAAGCAAACCATTACTTCTATAGCTGGTTACATTACTACTCCTAGGAAACCCTTAATTTAATAAAAATCGTGATTTGAATGGTGGATGAATAATTAAGAAAGGAGGTAACCGATGTTTCCTATTTTATATAAATCAGATGAAACTGATTTTCTCCACAATGGGTTAGGTGTCTTAAAAGATGCGATAAGCGTAAAAGCAGTAGAAGAACTAAATGGGTTATTTGAATTAGAAATTGAATATGATCCAGAAGGCTTTCTTATCGATGAAATAGATTATGAGATGATTGTTAAAGCAAAAGTTAATGATAAGCAGGATGAACAATTATTCCGTATATACGGATTCGATAAGAGTTTACAAAACGATAACATCATAATTTATTGTCAGCATATTACATATGATGCAGCTGGCAACTTTGTAGAAGAATTAGAGTTAAATAATGTCACAACAGAAGAAGCTATGCAAAAGCTTCAAGAAAAACTCGCATATCCTTCAAAAATTACGTTTTCTAGTCCTAATTATACTACTAGATCAAGCACGAAGTTATATCGTACTAATCCATTGCAAATGGTGGCTGGGATGGATGGATCTATTTTAGATAATTGGGGCGGAGAAATCGAACGTGATAATTTCCGCCTTGTAATGCACGCTAGACGCGGAAAAGATGATGGGGTACTTATAGCATATAAAAAGAATTTAACAGGCTTAGAAGCGAAGTTTGATATGTCTAACGTAGTAACAAGGATATTTCCTTTTGCGATAAAGGACGATGTGCTTATTACTATCCCAAACAAGTATATTGACAGTCCAAATATCAACGCTTATGAACATATCAAAATTGAACCCGTTGACTTTTCCGGGGATGAAAATATAACGGATTCCACAAGCTTATATAATGCTTCGAAAAACTATTTTAATAGTGGTGGAAAAGATTTACCGACTGTTACTATGGATGTTGAATTTGAGCCTTTATGGGATACAGAAGAGTATAAAGATTTAGCGGTCTTAGAATTAGTTGGAATGGGCGATACTGTCACAGTCCGTCATACTAAGATGGGGATTGACGTAACCGCAAAAGTAAATCGAATTGAGTATGACGTTATCGCACAGAAAAATAGCGCAGTAGGTATCGGAAGTGTACAGGCCGGTTTAACAGATAAAGTGAATAAATCAGCCAATATGGAAAATGCGGTAAAACAAGCTCTCAATGCAGCAAATCAGGCAATTGTTTCTGCTAATGGAAAAAACAATACTTATTTTGGTCCTAATGAACCTGTCGGGTCTTTCTTAGAGGGTGATTTATGGTTCAAGTTAGTTGATGATGAATTCACTCAAACCTATCGATTCGATGGGATTCAATGGCAACTAATTGTGGACATGGATGTTAATGCGGCAAAACAAGAAGCTGCAGAAGCTACAGAACGAGCAGAGGATGCTTTTAACAGAGCTAACGAAGCAACCGAAAATGCACAAAAAGCTATTGAAGATGCCCAAATTTCATTTGATAAAGCACAAGATGCATTAGATACGGCAAGTGCTGTCAATAGCATTGCAGTTGATGCGGTTAATGTGGCTAATACAGCTAAGCAAAATGCACAGAATGCTTTAAATAAAGCTAGTTCTTTAGAGACAGAAGTAGAGTCAATAAGTGATGATTTAGCAGAAGCAGGCGGTAAGATAACCACTATAGAGCAGAATGTTGATACGATTAATAATTCTTTAACTGCAACAATTAGAACGCTATCTAACTTAGATGGAGTTGTATCGGAACAGCAAACGGTAATTACTGCATTAGATGAAAAAATTGAGTTAAGAGCAACTAAAACAAGTGTAGACACACTCACGGGGCGAGTATCCGACACAGAGAGCAATATCAAGTCTATGGCTGGACAAATATCGCTCATGGCTAAAGCAGATGACGTGTACACAAAAAAACAAATGGATGATGCGTTAGACGATAAATTGGAAATCTCCACTTATACCAGCAAGATGTCTCAAATTGATTTATCGATAAATGGTATAACGAACCGGGTTTCATCCACAGAATCAAGTATTAATTCTATTAATAGTAATATAGCTAGTCTTGATATTAAAGCAGATGGAATTATTTCTTCAGTTTCACAAGTTCAGACCAATCTAGATAATTTGGAGATTGGTGGAAGAAACTATGCGTTAGAAACCAGTAATAATAAAACTTTTACAGGGAAAGGTGGAACAAATGAAACTGCTACTTTGTATCCTGTAGATTTTTCTAAATTAGCTGGTAAAACTATTACAATATCATTTGATTACGTAGCTTCTAGCACTGTTGGAACATTTAGGGTTCAACAACTTTCAACGCCATACATCAGTATAACTGATTTTAATATTCCACTCAAAACAGAATTAACACATTATTCACGTACTATGACACTATCAAGTAGTGCTAGTGAACCTAAATTTATAGGTATCAGAATGGATAATGTTACTGGAAGTATCACTATTTCTAATTTGAAGTTAGAGATAGGCAGCAAAGCAACTGACTGGACACCAGCACCCGAAGATCAAGCAACCGTATCACAATTTAGTACATTAGAACAGACCTTAAACGGCTTTACAACAAGGGTTGGTACTGCGGAAGGTAATATCAGTACATTACAACAAACTGCTAGTGGTTTAGCAAGCAGAATAACAAATACAGAGGGTGATATCAGTACGCTCACTCAAACAGCACAAGGTCTCCAAAATCGCGTTTCAGATGCAGAAGGAAACATCACCAGTGTTACTCAAATTGCAACAGGACTACAATCACGAATGACCAATGCCGAGGGAAGTATTAACACACTTACTCAAACAGCAAGTAGTTTGACAAGTACCATTTCAAGTGTGCAAAGGGATTTAGATAACCTAGAAATCGGGGGTAGAAACCTAGTTAAAAACACATCCAAAGAGTTTAAGACTGTTACATTTGGAGGTTGGGATTATTACTTTCCTGAAAGAGTTATGGATTGGGAAAAGGGAATGACATTGACTGGTCGTATCTATCTTAAACCTACTAATCAAGAAGCTTCTATAATGATTCATGTTAGGTATACAAATGGAACTTATACTCAATATCGAGGTTCGATTATAAAACCCAATCAAGAAGGCTATTCGGTTGTAACTGCAACAATCCAAAATAGGGATGATATTAGTCACATAGAGTATTCTATTCGACATAGTTCAGCTACCACTCCTAGTGATACTGTCCAATATAAAGAAGCTAAAGTGGAGAAAGGAAATAAACCTACCGACTGGACACCAGCTCCGGAGGATATGGCTACCGTATCACAATTTAGTCAACTATCTGATGCTATTAATCTACGAGTTACTAAAGATGATTTAATAACTCAAATTAACTTAAATCCCCAAGGTATCTTGATACAAGGGAAAAATTTAATATTGGATGGAAATACAACCGTAAATGGTACCTTTAAAGTAGGAAATGGTAATATCACAAGTTTGGATGCCGGGAAAGTAACGACAGGAACATTGGATGCTGCTAAAGTAAGTGTTGTAAATCTTAATGCCAGCAACATTAAAACAGGAACATTAAGCGGCGTTAGAATTATATCAACAGCAAGCGGAGATACAACAGAGATCACAGGAGGGAATATCTCTTCAACAGGTTCATTTAATAGAATATTTGGTGCGTCAAGCGTTGCGACGTATGTATCCACAATGGATAGTTATAATGGTGTGGTTCGTGTAGGTATCACTAGCAAAAAATCAAATGGCGTGGAAAGAGTGGATTCTGCGGGTGGTAGAGCAACTATGCTTACCGATAAAGGGATTACGACTCAAAGGGCGATTCACTCGGGAACATCTGATAAAAATGGCGCTAGATTTATTGACTTTTTCGCTGATGAAACATTAACTTCAGGTGTGCAAGGTTTGGGTATGCACATATTCTCGGGACAAAGCATGAGGATTGAAGCGACCCAAGGAATCACATTAACTCGTGCTGGAAATAGTGATAATGTGTTGTTTGTGGATGGAGATATGCGGGCAAGACAGGCATTAGTTAATACCATTCAGTACAATAATGATTTTTCCGGTGTTAACATTTATATCAAACCGTCAGCCACAGGTGAAGTGAGATTTACAGCTGCAAACACGATGGATAATTATGTTGATATAAGAGCAAGACAAGTATTCTCAAACACCCTTCAAAATAATAGTGGTGTTGATGGCGGGAATATGTATATCAAACCTGCCGGAAGCGGAGAATTAAGAGTTACGAGGGAAAATACCTTAGATACTTATCTTGATTTTAGAGCTAGACAAATATTTGCTAACACTCTTCAGAGAAATATTGGAGCAAGCGGTACTAATATTTATATTAAGCCTGCTGGCGGCGGAGAAGTGAGAGCAACAGTAGAAAATACAACAGATAGCTATGTGCCTGTACGTGCATCGTCATTTCCCACTGCTTCCCTTGCCAAATATAAGCAGGATATTAGACCACATACTGATAGCGCATTAGATGTTATCAATAGTGCCACAATTTACGATTATCGATTACGTTCGGAAGTTGCACAAGGAAGAGATAGAGTACGAACTGGTTTAGTAATCGGCGAGAACTATAACACCCCATCATGTGTTATCGATGGAGATGGGGTTGAACAGTACATGATGAGCAGTTTAGCATGGCTAGGTATCCAAGAAGTAGATGAAAAAATTGAAGGACTTGACCGAAAATATATAACTTTAGAACGAAAATATAAAGCATTAGAAGTAGAAAACTTTGCTTTAAAACGTAGAGTAACAGAATTAGAAAAAGCAGTTTATGCAGCATAAAAAAATTAAAAGCAAAGCTGATCGATTAATATGGTCAGCTTTTTAAATTGGAGGAAAACACATGAAAATAGCAATTGAAAACGGAAAACTTGTGGGATGTATTTCAGTTCTAGAGAAATTACAGATTAAGGGTCTTAAATCAATACACCGCACACGATTAGCAAACATTCTAATCGATAATCTAAAACGCGTGTCCAAAGAAGAAGAACAACTAAAGAAAGACCACAGTAAAAAAGATGAGAAAGGAGAAGCAATTGTAATCGATGGAAAATACGATGTCGAAGATATGGAAGCTTTAAAAGAAGAAATGGACAAGTTTTTGAAAGAAACAGTAGTAATCGAAGGGGGTGATTCGCCAGTATTCCTAAAATCTGTTAAACAATCGTTAGAAGAGTCAGAGGTTGAGTGGGTAGGAAAAGAATCGTATGATTATGCTTATTTATACGAAGCTTTTGAGAACAGTGAAAATCCAAAGGAGGAAAATAAATAATGATTACAATTGAAGTAACCAGCGTAAATATTGCATACAACAAAGGAACAGTCAGTGGGGTTAATGTTAATTTTTTTGCAACACATGAGCACCAAACAATAAATTTGAACGGGTATGTCCCACTTACATTCGAAGAGTATACACCAATCGCGAATGATATTAGTGGTTTGCAAGCTAAAGTCAAAGAAAAGGTAATCGAATCAATTGTAGGAACAGAAGCCGAGTAAGGCTTTTTTATTTTGGGAAATTAGGGGGAAGGAAAGTGGAAAGGTTAGATGTTTTTTTAAAATTACTAGTAACGGCATTTGGAGGTATCACAGGTTATTTATTTGGAGGATGGTCGCCATTGGTTGGGATTTTATTAACATTTATAATTATAGATTATGCAACTGGATTAATTGCAGCGGGATATAACGGCCAGCTTTCAAGTAAAACAGGCTTCCGTGGTATTGCTAAAAAGGTGATGATATTCTTCATTGTTGCCGTTGCTCATCTTTCTGACAAAGCAATTGGAACAGATAGTATGCTAATGCAAGCTGTTATTTGGTTTTATTTAGCTAATGAAGTAATTTCCATAATCGAAAATGCTGGGAAAATCGGTGTAGGTGTACCAGATCAAATTAAGAATCTAGTTGAGGTATTAAGAAATAAAGGGAAGTAAGAGTGAATTTACAGCTGCCTTTTTTATTGATTAAAAAATTATTAGCGGGGAGAAAAAACAATGAAAAAGAAACTAAGCGCATTGCTTGAAGTACGGAAGATTATTGCGTTGTCAGTAATACTATTGTTTATAATCTTGTCACTTAAGAATGCACTACAAACAGATTTTATACAAACTGTAATAGTAACTATTGTATCTTTTTATTTTGCTAAATCAACAGCACTAGATAAAACCAAAGAGTAGCTTAATTGCTGCTCTTTTTCAATTAAAAAAAGAAAAAATGGAGAGAGTGAAGTAAAATGACGAAAATTCTAGGTATTGATGTATCAACTCATAACGGAAAACCAGACTGGGCAAAGGTTAAAGCTGATGGTGTTAAATTTGCAATCCTCCGCATGGGGATTGGAAGTGATATTTCATCACAGGATGATAAAGAATTTGAACGAAATGTTAGTGAGTGTGACCGTTTAGGAATACCTTGGGGAGCGTATTTATATAGCTATGCATTAAACGTTAACGATGCAAAAAGTGAAGTAGAACATGCTAAAAGATTGTTAAAAGGAAAGAAACCAACTTATCCGATTGCTTTCGATATGGAAGATGCAGACGGATATAAAAAGAAAAATGGAATGCCTTCTAATTCTACACTAGTTGATATTTGTGAAACTTTTTTAAGTGCCTTAGAAAAAGAAGGTTACCAAGTTACTTTGTATGCAAGTTTAAGCTGGTTAAATAACCAGTTGAATAGTAACAAGCTAGACAAATACGACAAATGGGTTGCGCAATGGGGACCTAAATGTACGTATGGCGGAGAATACTCAATATGGCAATACACAAGCGATGGAAAAGTAAATGGTATCGATGACAGAGTAGACATGAACTATTCTTACAAAGATTTTGCTTCTAAATCTGTTAGTGAAACTAAAAAAGAGACGAAAAAAGAAGTGAAAACAGAAGTAAAGTCTAAAACTGCGACAGTAAAAACTTATCAAGTAACTAAGCAGCACAACGGATATAGTACAGCTGCAGATGCTAAGTCTAAGAAAAACAAAAAGACTACCGTTCCAAAAGGGAAATATTATGTCTTTAACGAATCCAAAGGCATGATTAATGTCACAACTAAAAAAGGGGTGCCGGGTAGCTGGATTAATCCTTCTGAAACAACTACCAAAACATCTAAGCCAGAATATTATGTTGTAAAGACTAACGATAATCTTACAAAGATTGCTAAGAAATATAAAACATCAGTAGCTGCAATTCAAAAGTTAAATCCTAGTATCAAGGATAAAAACCTAATTTATCCAAAACAAAAAATTAGAGTAAAGTAATCAGCATTTGCCCTGCTCTTTGAGCGGGGTGTTTTGGTTTTATTTGAAGAATATATTTACAGTATTTGTTAAGGAAAGTATATTAAATGTATGTTGTCCAAATATGTTTTAAAAAGGAGATATTCCATTGAAAGCAATAAATTTAATATCTTTTCTTGACTCAGTAAAAACACTTCCCGATGAAATTTTAAATATGTATTTAATCAATTTTGGTATTAAACCAAAGAAAAAAGAAGTAATTGAGTTAGAATCATTAGTGAAAGAAATTATATCATTTAAAGACGATAACTTTAAATTGATGGAAGGATTTTATATAGGGTATACGATAAATCAAATTAGTAAGGAGTTTGACTTATTAAGATTCGGTAAAAATAGTATAGTAAATATAGAGCTTAAAAGGACATTTACAGGTGATAAAATAAGCATACAATTGAAGCAAAATAGATACTATTTAAATTTCTTAGAGAAAACAGTAACGAACATAACTTATGTTGCAGACGAAAAAAAGTTTTATATATTAGATGACAAAGAAGATATAGTTGAGGTAGATATATTATACTTAATAGAAAGGCTATTGGAACAGGAGATTGAAGAAATTGATGATATAGATAAATATTTTAATCCTTCAAATTATTTAGTATCCCCTTTTAATTCAACAAAAAGGTTTATTGAAGGAGAGTATTTTCTAACAGACCAGCAAGTCAACATTAAAAAAGAGATAATGAATGAGGAGGTCTTAAGCAATAGCTTATTTTTCTCAATTCAAGGTGCAGCAGGAACAGGTAAGACTCTATTAACTTATGACTTAGCTAATGAATATAGAAAGATGGGAAAAAATGTTGTTATTATTCATTGTGGGAGTCTAAATGATGGTCAAAATCTATTAATTAACAATTATTCATGGGAAATTTATCCTGTTAAAAGCGTTGGAAGAATAGAGTTGGAATCTTATGATTTAATCATCCTAGATGAAGTACAAAGAATATATAAATATCAATTAAATATAATAATTGAAAGAATAAGAAAAACTTTTGCAAAGTGTATATTTTCATATGATCCGCAACAATGTTTAGCAAGTAAGGAGATTAATAATAAAATACCTAGTTATATAGAGAAAGAAGTTTCAAATCATCACTGGAAATTAACCGAAAAAATCAGAACTAATAAAGAAATTGGCTCTTTTATAAAAAATCTATTTAACTTGTCAAAGACGAGTCCATATCAGAAGTATACCAATATATCTGTTAACTATTTTTCAAGTTCCGAAAACGCAATAGAATTTATCGATACAATTAGAAAACAAGATTGGAAGGTGATTAATTACACACCATCTATGTATAAGAGTTACCCGTACGACAAGTACTTAATGTATTTTGAAGATAGTGCACATAAGGTCATTGGGCAAGAGTTCGATAGTGTAGTTGCTATAATAGATGAACATTTTTACTATGCTAGTAATGGACTGCTCTCTACAAAAGGTTATAAAAATACTCCGTATTATCATCCGACTAAAATGCTTTTTCAAATAGTTACTAGAACACGAAAAAAATTGAAACTTGTAATTGTAAATAATAAACAAGTACTTGAGAATTGCATGAAAATTATAAGTAGCTCATTGTGAGTAATCGAAAAATATATATCTAATAAGAACCTTACCTACTTTAATAAGTGGGTTTTTTTGTGAATTAAAAGGAAATTCCCTCCGCAATAAAGAAATCTTCTATAGAAAGGAGGGATAAAATGACCGACTTTGAAGTATTGCTTCAACTGAAAGAACAGTACGAATCCGCGAAAGACTCCACAGACCTTAAACTTCTAATCGACACCTTCTTAGACTCATTTCCTGCCGATATATAA